ACGCCTGGTGATACTAGAATAGCCATTAAATAAATCTCCTATTAAAGCTTATGGTCTTGCTCTAATAGTATTTATTTGACTACTACTTATCAGGGGGTATTACCAATATAACTACGTAGTTATCACTCGATTGCCGTATAAACCGCAGATTTTAGGGTTACTAGATCATTATCATTGTTGATTGTCTTGTCAAACTCGGTGGAATAATCGAGCCATCTCCATTCACTTTCATGAATTTTTGGATGTTCGTCCATCCACGTAGTGTCATAGCGATTATCACTGATAGCTTTATTGGCCCATTCTGGGTCAGGACCGCGTTTCACTCGCCATACTTGCCCGCCTAAATTGCGCAGCATCGCCCGTTCATTAAAGAATCTGACGTCAGGAATTACATAGTTTGTATCTGGATTGTCGACCAATTGTCGCTTGACTGCCAGAACCCAAATTTCTTCGGCAAAACCACGGCGCATACAATCAGTGCCAAATAACTGTAATGTATATCGAGGTGTAATTTCACGACCAAGTTCAGTTGTCCAAAAAGTATCTGGTGTTTCGCGCCAATCACGACTATCTTTGGTGTCGCCCTCAAGTAATTTGCGATCCCAGTTAAATACTGCCGCTACACCATCTTTTAAGGTGTCAGCAAAACTTAGTTTTGTGTAGCCGTATTCATTTACAAGTGTGTCTGCGACAGTGCCTTTGCCCGACCCAATAAATCCGCAGATGCCAATAATTTTTCTTTTCAAAGTATTCTCCATGTGTTAACAATAATTATAACACGTGGTTGCAATCGAATCAAGAATTTTAGTTTTTGTAAGACGGCTTGGTCATGGAATTTATGAAGCAAGCTTGTTCATTAAAGATTGACTATTTTGTTTTTCTAGGTTGTCAATCAATTTATCCACGTCATCTTCGGTACCAATAAGGATATCTTTCATAAGTGCAGAAATTAACAATTGCTCCACGCCCGTATTACGAGTGTAATGCCATGACTTAAATTCGTCAAGCAGTCTGAGGGCAACGCCGCGTTTATTGTGCAGTTCTGTCATGATTCCAGCTTTTTCATTACTGCTCGTTCCTTTATGTTGTCAATTTCTTTAGCTAGTCGTGCAGGGATATACTCTTTAAGGAAGTGATCATCTGGTAAGGCCTCGTGCATTGATCTGAAATACGCTCTTAACATACCATTTACACAGACCGCCTCATACCCTCTAAATTCAGCGTCATGTTTATCTGCTTCTTCTTGAAGCTGTTGAATCAGCACAAGAATATCATGTTTCATCGTCGCGCCCCTTGTGCTTGCGCTTGCGAGGCAATTTTACTTCATGTTTGTCCGGAATTGTTTTAGGACGAAACGGACCATTTGGGTCACGTACCAGCATTGCCGCATAGTTACGCTCTACTGGTATCTTGGGCTTGCGTGGCTTTTTCATCTTCAAAGTCCTTCGGAAAGTTTTGCCAACATCGCATTTTCCAATCGAGCCTCAAGCATATCATGGATATGATTCAGGCGTTTCATGTTATATGTGAACTTGATTATTTTATGCAGTGCAATGCGGCTACGACGATATGGACGAATGTCCCACGTTTCAAGTTCTGCCACAAGATGCAAGCATCGTTTGCGCATTTCGGCTGTGGTCTGATACTCATGCCAATAATTTGTGTCACGTTTCATTCTAATCGTCCTTATCTTGATTTATATTAGCAGCCAGTCCAACGGACAGTGTACCCACCTTCGAGGATGTTGCCACGGCTGAAGTTACGGGCTGGTGTCTTCCATCCTGCTGCTTTGAGGATTGCACCTTTGGCAAATTTCTTGTCATCGTCACAGGCAACAACAAAGCCCCAAACGGACCCGCCATTTTCTTTCGTGATTTTGATGTACTTTTTACCAACGGTGTAGCCGATGCCTGCTTCAAACTCGGCAATCATTTCCTTGCGGCGATCACTCTGTGCTTCATTGCGGTTGGCACGGATGTCATAGTTAGCATAATCAGCGCAGATGTCGGCCATTAGAAGTGCGATTTCATTTTTCATTTTGTATTCCTTTTTTGCTTACTTGTTCTTTATAGCAGCAAGGCGTCATGGTGTCAACCATATTGTAGCTTCAACATGACTTTTTCTTCGTCAATCAGTGTTTTATTTTGATCAAGCCATTCTTCAAATGATAGACGTTTACCGTGCAGATACCAACGTGCGTCGCCTTCTGCAAATTCAATTGCAGGACCATCTTCGCGGTGATATTGGTCATTCAACAGCCATACTGTGCCGCCATCGGCATGTTCGATAGCAGGACCGTCTTCGCGGTGATATTGGTCATTCAACAGCCATACTGTGTCGCCGACTTGATCTATCGACATTTTCGGTTGCATATCTTTATCCATATTGCAGCTTCAACATTACTTTTTCTTCGTCTGAAATTTCTGTATTAGCAATTAGCCATCCATCAAAAGTATAAGAATAGCCGTGGAGATACCAAGAAGCAGTACCATCCCTCCATACAATAGCTGGCCCGTTAGTTCGGTGATATTCATCGTTATAAAGCCAGCATTTGGTGCCGTCTAGATATTCAATAGCAGGCCCGTCTTCGCGGTGATACATGCCGTTCAACAGCCATACTTTGTCGCCCTCATCATCTATCGACATTGTCGGTTGCATGTTATAGGTGGTGTCGGGCATAATGACTTCCCTCATTTATCGTTCATCCAATTTATCCAAAACTTTGGAATAAAATTCTTTTTACCTCTCATAGGTCCGTTTTCCGCACTAAAACTCGCGGATCGGCCTACGTTAACATCAGAAAAAACAACATGTCTGCATTTATTGTTCTCAACAGTCAGCACAGAAAAGGACACCTTGTGTTTATCCATTTCTAAAAATAACTTATAATTGTCGACATGACCGACATTGGCTTCAATCACATAGTAACGATCTGTATTCCAAATTACTTTATGTTCCGTCGATTCAATTGCTGATACGATATCCTTGCCGACAATATTGCCAACTGGTACAAAAATTTCCATGTGTGATCCTTATGGGAAGTATTCTTTACGGGCAAGGGCGATCTTGTCTTCTGTCGTCGCTTCGGGCTTCATGCGCTTTGAATTGCTGATCCGAAAGACCTCTCCAAATTCGGCCATGTCCGATGTGTCTGCAATAAAGAATGAGCCGTTTGACTTGAATTCAACCACAGCGATATCTTCATCTAATACATCAAGGATGGTGACGTCTGACGCGGCAATGGTGGTGGTATCTAGCATTGGCATATTATTTCACCTCGATCATGGAAGTCTTTTTCCATTTGCGTTCAATGGACTGGCCGCACATTTCTGCGCCATTTGATAGGCGAACAGTAATAAACGCGGCGGTTTGCGCGATGACTTGGATCAGTGATCCATCGTGAAATGTTGCGCCTGTTTCGATTTCGCTGGCTTGGATCATTTTCATTATATCGGCCTTTGCTAAATTGTTATTACTTGTTCTTTATAAAGTAAAACACCTTGCCTGTCAACATATCATTGTTGATCATTGTCGTTAATGCGAGTGCGAACGGTGCAACGTCGCATACAGACTGTGTCAATTCATCAAGGAAGATTGGCGGTGTAACAGACATTTTGTGTTTTCCTATTTGTTGCTTACTTGTTCTTTATAGCATCAAGACGTTATGGTGTCAAGCCCTATTATCCGATAATAATACCTAGTCCAGCACTTCCATCACGGTACATTTTAAGGTCTTCTTCCAGTTGTGCTAGTTCGTTAAGCGCGTCAGCCTTAAGTTGTTCACCATTAAGGGTCGTGCCGCCCTGTGGGCCAGCAATGGTAGCAAATTTTCCACGAGCTTCACCCAGCATCAACTTACTTTGGGCCAGTGAATAATCTTTTAGCCAAGGTAGGATATAGTGATCAGCAAATAGATCAGATTCTTCGCGATAAGCATACGCATGCACATAAACTGTTATATCAGAGCGCGGACGGCGCTGTAGCATTAGTTCATGCTTGGTGCGTTTCCATGTGAATTGCATTTCATAACCAAACATCAAACCAGCAAGTTCAAGACGCTGGGATAACAAGTCATATGTGGCCAAGCTGCCGCTCCTGCCCGAAGCCATTGGTCCCAAGTAGGTATTGATATTTTGTGCGCCAAATGGTTCAAATTCCACGCCTTGGTTCAATACACCACCTGTTGCACGTTGATAGATATCCTTAACGTCAATGATATTATCTGGTAGGGTATAAGTGTTAGTATCAATCTTAAGGTCGAGATCATAGAATGTTTCCTCAACCGCGTTCTCGCTGCGTTGGCGATATTTTTCTAAGGCCTTGTCAATAGCTAACTCATAGTGTTCAGGGTCCAATTCTACTGACACCATTTGCCCGCCTAAGCGTAATTCTATTTCTTTTGTAATTTTCGCACGGGTTGTCATTAGCTATACTCCTACAGTCTGTTTATATTTATCTTGGGGGCGATAAATACTGGAAAGGATTTGTAATGCGCGTTCATCAATTAACAGAAAATAGAGATTATGCGCTGGCTAAAAAAGCAAAAGCTACATTGTCTCATGATGCATCAAAAGCGCTGGACAGTTGGGAGCATATGAATTGGGACAAAGGAACACTGAGCGCGGACCATGAAGTTAATGGTGGAATAGCGCAGGAATTGCATACTGCATTCCAACATGTCAGGGATCAAATGCAGCAACGCCATGGTGACACCATTCGTTTGTATCGTGGTATTCAAGACGAAGCTGGTGTGAGAGATAGTAGAAAATTATTTTCATGGACTAGCAGCAAGGAAATGGCTGAAATTTTTGCTGGTCGGCGTAATGACAGACAAAAGCAACCTGAACCAATTACGGATGATGAAATTAATGCTGCTGTTGCCAAGTACAATAAATCTGGGTTTACATCGTTTAGAGGCCGTAGGTTCAAACAAAATAAACAAAACCCTGAATATTATGATATGTTCAATAAGAATGGACATATAACTGATGGGGACGATATTGAGCGTGATTTAAGGGATATGCAAAAGATGTATGCTGATCATTTACAACGCTTTGCGAATGACGGCAGAGTTGTTGAACGCGACATACCTATCGACGATATAGTTTGGGTATTAATGGGCGGTAACGCTAACGAATATATCGTTAGCGGATACGCGGAATAAAGGAAATATAATGCCAAGAATTTCAATGTGGCAATCACAAAAATCAAACGATTATAAGTTTTTTGACCGTACCATCCGTGAGCAATTCTGGGTTGGTGGTGTTGGCGCGATTGTGCACAAATATATCGGCCCAGAAGATGGACAGCATACAGACGATCCTAGTCGCCCTGATTATCAAAATGACGGGGTGATCAATGAAACGTCGATCCAAGATTTATTGTTTCTGGAAAACCGTGATCGCAAATATGACCAAGACCTTTACGAACTGCGGGGCGTATACAATGTGAGCGACAATGACTTTGACCTTACACAGTTTGGATTATTTTTGACTAATGATACATTATACATGACTTTTCACCTCAACGAAATGGTTGAAATGTTGGGACGCAAGCTTATGAACGGTGATGTGATTGAGTTGCCACACCTTGCAGAAGAATATGCTCTTGACGCCAATAGCCCACCAATTCCTAAATTCTATACAGTGACAGACGGCAACCGTGGTGGCGAAGGCTTCAGTAGTACATGGCGTTCGCACATTTGGCGTATTAAGTTAGAACCCGTCACCGACAGTCAGGAATTTGATGGGATACTTGGCCAAGGCGAAGATTCCGGCAGCATGGCTAACATCTTTAGCACGTTTGCTAAGGAAATGGATATCCGTGATGCAGTGGTCGAAAGTGCCGCACAGAATGATCCAATCGGCGGTGGCCACCAGTTAACTGATCACCTATTCAACTATACTGACGAAACAGGCGGCACGTATGATGCTGGTGAGACAATTGTCACTGGTGACGCGTTCCCAACCTCTCCTAACCAAGGTGACTATTTTATCCGGTCCGATTTTCAACCTAATAGATTGTTTTCTTACCGTGATAGTAAATGGATCAGAATGTATGATAACATAGACAACACAACATGGAGTGACCGGACGTTCAATGCTTCTACATTCGTAAATAACATTGAGACAGATGCTAACGCCACGGGTGAATATGATAGTCGCCAGTCAATCACTGAAGCTATTCTTGCAAGACCTGACTATGATGGTGATCGCACTGAGGCCGATCTTTTAGGGTTTACAGCAGGGTTTACAGCAGGGTTTGGTTCAAATTGATAGATAGATACGACACACATAATTATAGGGATTTAACATGATTTTTTATTACGACGAACAGATACGAAAATATTTGTTACAGTTCATACGAGTGTTTGGATCATTCACTGTTCAAAAAGGGTTTGACGCGCAGTCGAATCCTGTGTACAGTCAGGTGCCCGCACGTTATGGTGACATGAGCCGACAGGTTGGTCACATTCTTAAAGACAACAGCGAAAATACTTTAAATACCATTCCATTTATCAGTTGTTATGTCAACAACTTAGAGATGAACCCTGACTTACGTCGTTACCCTCAATTCGAAGAAACATTGAAGGTGATTGAAAAGAAATTTGACGAAGACCTACATGTTTACGTGGACGAACCTGGCCAGAGTTATGACGTCACCCGTTATACCCCTGTACCATATATTCTGACCATGACCGTAGATATCTGGACTAGTAACACCGATCAGAAACTGCAATTATTAGAGCAGATTCTTGTGCTGTTCAACCCAGGAATCAATCTGCATACAAATGAAAATCCTTTAGACTGGTCGTCACTGACATATTGTGAAATGACCAGCACAAACTGGAGTAGCCGAACATTACCAAGTGGTGCTGATAACTCTATTGATGTTGCTACGTTGACGTTCCAAATGCCTATCTTTATCAATCCACCTGCGCGGGTATCACGTATGAATATTATTCAGACTATTCTTACCCAAGTGCATACGCTTGATGACACAGACTTTGAAACATGGACTGTTGGTGATTTGACCACGGATAGCGAATACGTTATTACTA